GGGTACATCGGTGAATCCACGGGACGCGAACTGGCGTATGCCCGTGCCCAGAACAAGCCCATTCGATTCCTGGAGGAGACCCCATGCCTGAGCCGAGAGAGCCAGCGCGAAGATACGGCGGCCGATATGGAACCGGCCGCAGAAGGAACCTGAGCATGGGCAAATGGCTTGATCAGAGTTGGAAATCCCCGGGATGGCTGTTGGCGATCTGCGTGCTGATCGGAGTGATGGCGCTGGTATGGGCGGTGGACGTCGGCGGCGAGCGGGGTCAGCGGATCGAGGCGGCGAGCCGGGCGCGGTGGGCGGCGGCGGTAGCGCGGGGAGGGGCACGGTGACGGAACGGATCGACCGGACGGGACTACCACCCGGAGCGATAGGGGTGATGGTCGGAGAGCCGGACCCGGAGAAGCGATGCTTATTGGCCGAGGCCTATCGCCGGGTGCAGGTGCCGCCGGAACTGGCGCCGCCCTTGGTGAGCAGCCCGGCGCAGATCGAAGCTTGCCGGCAATATGAACGCAAGGTTGGAATGATCGCCAGTGGGGAGTTTGAGGACGAGAACGGGACTCCGGTGCTGCCGCTGTGGGAGGTGACTCTCGAGACGACTGCCACCAAGGTGGTGATGGTCCGGGGGATCGATGCCGACGACGCGGAGGCCCAGGCGGAGGCCGGGGATTACGAGCAAGATGGGGAGTGGGACGTCGATGGCGATATCGAGGAGGTCGGCGATATCAGGATGTTGCGGGACTGACGCCCGCGGTCTGATGTTCGGACGGCCATAGACTCACGCAACTGGGCGCCCCCGTCAGCTGACGGGAAGGGGAGGCGTGATTGCAGCAATTCGCGATGGTGCCGGTGCGGGTGGCGGCGGACAGGCGACTGGGGGAGTGGGACCTGAGGGTGCTGATCGCGCTGTTGGGGATGGCGCGGTGGGACAAGGAGCGGGAGCGGATGGAACCGTTGCGGATCCGGGCGGCGACGGTGGTGCGGATACTGGAGGCGGAGATGCCGAGCGCGCGGGCGCTGGTGCAGCGATCGCTGCGCCGGCTGGAGGAGCTCGAGTACCTGAGGCGGCGGGCGCCGGAGGGCCGGGCGGGGACTTACGACCTGGGACCCACCTGGTGGGCGGGGGCTGTGGATAACCTGTTGAAAAGGGGCCCTGGGGAGGGCGAACTTCCGTTCGGGGTGATCACTGTAGAGTGCGCGGTACCGCGCACTGTAGAGTTAGCACCCCCCCCGAAAGCGCGCACTGTAGAGTGCGCGGTTACGGGGGGAGGGAGGAGGGGGGAGACCAGACAGACTGTCTATTTCATAGAGAAGACCAGACCGCGCGGCTTATCACCAGGGGAGACGCCACGCAGACGGCCGTCTGAGTCTCCGGGAGCTAAAGCTCTTGGGGGTCTGACGGCCAGGAGGCCCACGGCCCAAACGACCCACGGGCGAGACGCCTGTGCCACTGGGCCCCAGACGCGGCACCCCTTCGAGGGCGTGCCGAGCATGGAGCGGTGCAACCTGGTGGTGGGCACTGTGGGGGTGAGCCGGGGCGGGTTCCTGAGCGCGGTGAGGACCCGCCCCGATCTGAGTGCGGCGGAGGTCGCGCGTTCGGCGGAACGATTCGCGGCGCGAGCGACACCGACGCGGCCGCGGCGGCCGGACCGGGCCTGGGCGGGATGGCTGGCGAGGGAGAGAGGCGATGGCTGAGCAGACCAGGGAGATGCCCTCGGTGATCTACGGCGAGGCGCCACCCGGCCCGGGGCGGTGGCGCCGGCGCGGCAGGAGGGCGAGACACCGGGCCGGGCTGCACTGGCGGGAGCGGCTGCGATACCAGATGCGGCGGGCGAACGGCGCCACCCGGGAGATGCTGCGGGAGTCGATGGCGGATCTGCCGGAGGAACTGAGGCGGGAGATCGAGCGAGCGCGGATGCAGAGGCAGGCGGGATGAGGCTGATCACGCTGCTGGCGATCGACGTGGGTCTGTGCGGGGCGATGGTGGTGATCCGAAATGTCGGCAACGGCCCGGAGCCCTGGGATAGGCCGCACCGGTGGCGCTATGCCAACCGGGCGGTATGGGAACGCCAGGGCCGGGAGGCGGTGGAGGATTACCTGCGAGTGCTGCTGCGCACGCACGTGCCGGAGGCGGTGGCGCTGGAGGAACCGATCTCGGTGCTCGGGCGAAAAGCGGTGGGGGTGAGCCAGGCGGAGCAGGTGGGGCGGTTCTCGATCATCTGCGGGCAAGCAAAGTGCAAACCCCAGATGGTGGTGGTGCCCGGGCAGCACGGGGAGGCGCCGGGGCAGGCCTGGGGGGTGCTGAAGCAGTCATTCGGGGAACTGCTGAGTCGGGAGGAGATGGCGGAACTGGCCGGGCCTGCGGGGGAGCATGTGAGAGACGCCTGCGCGGTGGCGCTGGCCGGACTGGGGAGGCTGGAGGGGCGAATGTGCTGAGGAATTGGACAGGCGATCACACCTACATCGGAGGGGATGGCCTATACCATCACACCCTGCGGGGCCGGCCGCTGAGTGTGGCAGAGCAACTTATCCGTCACGCGCAAGCGCATGATGGTATGGCTACCTGGCCCCAGCGCGGATTTCCACCCCATCTAGCGTTGCGCGAAACCGCGAACCAGGCGGAGCGCACAGGGCATATCCGACCGCTGGTTCGGTTCGCGCTGCGGCCATTCGGCGAACCCACGGACTGCAGGGTGTGCCGCCGGTTGGCGCGAGCGTTGGCGAGGGCGGGCAGGTGAATGTGATCCACCCGGGGCCGGCGGAGGTGCGAGAGGGCGACGCGTTCATCCGACGGCGCGGGGCGGGCGGCAGCGACCGCACGCTGCGGATCACCTGCCCGAGGTGCGGGTGGAGGCAGTGGGATGTGAAGGCGCGGTAGTTGACCTGCGCCCAGTGCAGATACAGCGGGCCGGTGCTGGACCGGTAGATCACGGGAGGTATCATGGGCGAGTTCATGGCGGTAGGGATCGAAAGTCTGCGGGAGTCGAAAACGAATCCCCGCCGGCGCTACGACGAGCGGGGGATGGCGGAGCTGGTGGAGAGCGTGAAGCAGGTGGGAGTGCTGGTGCCACTGCTGGTGCGGCGGCTGCCGGAGGCAGGGAAGGCCGGGCCCCCGGAGGCCGGGCAGGTTCCCAACCCTCCCGACGGCCGGCGGGCAAGCCTGCCCCACAGGCCACAGGGGGGAGCACGGTCGAGGGGTTCCGCAGCATCTGCAGACGCGTGCACCTACGAGATCGTGGCTGGCAGCCGGCGCTATCGGGCGGCGAAGCTGGCGGGGCTGGCGGACCTGCCGGTACGGGTGATGGAGCTCAGCGACGACCAGGTGCTGGAACTGCAGGTGATAGAGAACGTGCAGCGGGAGGACGTGCACCCCCTGGACGAGGCGATCGGGTACCGGCGTCTGCTGGAGACCGGCCGCTACGACGCCCCGGCGATCGCGGCGAAGGTGGGCAAGTCGGAGAGCTACGTCTACCAGCGCCTGAAGTTGGGCGACCTGATCGAGGAGGCGCAGGCCGCGTTCCTCAAGGGCGAGAAGGTGACGGCGGGGCACGCCATCCTGATCGCCCGGCTCACGCCGGCCCAGCAGAAGCAGGCGCTGAAGGAATTGGGCGGCGGGTACAGCACGCCGAGCGTGCGGGCACTGGCCAACTGGATTCACCGGAGATTCCATCTGAGCCTATCAACGGCGCCGTTCAGGCCGAAGGACGCGGACCTGCTGCCCAAGGTCGGGGTCTGCACCACCTGCCCCAAGCGGACCGGCACCACGCCGGCGCTATTCCCGGACATCGAAAAGGCGGACGTGTGCACCGACTCGGCCTGTTATCAGCGGAAGGTGAAGGCATTCCTGGAGCGGGCGGTCGCGGGAGCCGAAAAGCAGGCGGGGAAGCCGGTGCTGCGGCTGAGCGGGGAATCCTATCCCGTTCCCCAGGGCGCGATCCCACTGCACGCCCAGGTGGTGATCGGGGAGACGGTCGGCAAGGCGAAGCCGGTGCCGGACTGCCCGCACGCGCGCCTGGGCATGTACGTCTCGGGCAGGCAGATCGGCAAGACGGCGAGGGTCTGCGCAGAGGCCGAGTGCAAGGTGCACCGGCCCCGAGGGAAGGGGTCCGGGGCGCGCGCCGGTGCGGGGGATGATGACTGGCGACGGCAGCGACAGATCGACCTGTTCGTAGCGGATCGGGTGCGGGAGGAGTTGGCGCAGCGGATCACCAGCCCGACGCAGCCGGAGGCGGTGATGGTGATCATCTGGGAGTCGATCCGGAACTTCTGGATGGAGAGCGACGAAGCCGATATACGCGCGTTCGGAGAGCTGGTGGGACTTGAATTCACGGGCGAGGAGGCGGCAGAGGATATCGCGGCGGCAGTGCGGGCAAAACTGGAGGACCTGTCGCCGGAGGAGTTGGCGTGGCTGCCATTCCGGGTGGCGCTGTCGGGCACGTCGGCGTACGAACTGCGGGTTCAGGCAGAGGAGCTGGGGCTGGATCTGAAGGCGCTGCAGAAGGAGGGGGCGGCGGAGGTGAAGGCGCGGGAGAAGGCGGCGGCCGCGGAGGAAAAGGCCCAGAAAGCGGAGGCCGCGAAGGACGTGAAGGCCGCGAAAGCGGCGCCGGGTGGGGTCGGGACTGATCCGTCGGCTGACGGACCGAAACGCCAAGGCGCGAAAGTACAGCCGCCGCCGGAACGGGTAGTGGTGAGCCAGGAGGCGATGAATTCCCTTTGCGGGGCGCTGGCGACGCCCAGACTGCGCCAGGGACTGACGGTGGACGTGCCGCTGCAGCGCGTAGATGGCGTGCCTTACGTGGTGATCACGACCATCAGCGAGAACGGCAGGTGGACCGGGGCGGCGGGGCTGGTGGCGCTGATGGACCCGGGCCCGGAGGCATATGCCAGGGTGGTGGGGGGGGAGGAGTTCGCGGGGGTAGAGATCGAGTCGAACGTGGGCACCCCCGATCATTACCGGCCCGCGCGCTACCTGATCACGGGCCCACGGGTCGTGTTCGGGCTGAAGGAGTCGGTGGCGGACCCGGCCGGGTTACCAACCCGGCGCACGAAAGCGAGAGGCCGGAAGGCTCGATCCCGGAGGGGGAGGTGAGGCAACAGCGGCGATGCGGGCACATCGTGAGTGACGGCCACGAACTGCGGTGCGGGCTGACCAGGGCGACGGTGACGGCGGACTGCGGGTCGCCGAAGGGGGCGGCGAAGGAGGATGTCAGCGACTGCGTACCCCGGCTCGCTCTCCGTTACGCGCGGGGCGAACGCGAGCTACTGGTGGGCCTGGATCGGCTGACGCGGGAGGCGGTGATGGCGACCGCGAGCAGGGTGCGGAAGCGGATGGAGGCGGGAGAGATAGGATCAGGAGCGGAGGCGAAAAGCGAGATGCGATCAACACCGGATCGGGAGGAAGCGGCGCACCAGGGCATAGCGGATCTCAGCAGCATGTCGGTGGAGGAACTCCAGGCGCTGGCGGCGCGGGTGAGAGTCGCGGCCAGGGAGCGAGGCAAGGCGGAGCGGCAAAAAGCCAGAATCCTGCCGGCGCTGCAGAGGGCGAAAGCCACGGCCGAGGCGCGGGTGGAACAACTCGAGGTGGCGATCGAGGCGGCGCAGGCGGGGAGACCGGTCAACCTGGTGGAGCTGAAGGTGCGGTTGGTGAGATCGGGCGGGCAAGCCCGCCCCACAACGGGCCGGCGCCCCGCGGGAGGGCCCCAATGGAACCCGGAAGCGCGCAGGGCCCAGGGAGAGCGGGCGCTGCGGATGATGGCGAAGCGGCACAAGTGGCCTCCCGCAAAGCTGGCGCAGAAACTCCAGACGCTGGCGGCGGGGCTGGCAGCGAAGGCGGGATGATGTTTGCCCTTTCGGTGAAGCAGCCCTGGGCGGAGTGTCTGGTGAACGGATCGAAGAGCATCGAGATCCGCACCTGGCAGCCGTCTCCCGATCTGCGAGAGAAAGTGATGCGGGCGAATCGGCTGCGGCTGGGGCTGAGTGACTATCCGCTGCTGGCCATCCACGCCGGGAAGTCCATCGCGTTAGACGCGCCGGTCCGCATCTGGGAACTCGCGCGAATGCGGCCCGCCCATCCCTCGATGGTGAGCAGGCTGGGCGGGATCGTGGGGGTGGCGCGGCTGGTCGCATGGCACTGGTACCGGACGGACGGGCAGGTTGCCAACCCTCTCGACGGCCGGCGGGCAAGCCTGCCCCACGGGAGGGACCTGTTCGAGCGGGAGCAGCCGCTGCACCTCAATCCGCTGGAGTGGTGGGCGGAGGGACTCTGTGCGTGGGTGTTCGCGGGGGCGGTGCGGCTGGAGACGGTGCTGCCGCTGCGGGGCCAATTGGGGGTCTGGGACTTGCCGGCGGAGGTGGAGGCGATGGTACACCGGGAGATCGACGGGATCCGGGAGGCGAAGGCAAGTGGGTAACTCGATCACGTTCAGAGGATTCGCGGAGGTCGAATGCCCTTCGCTGGTGGCGGTGCCACCGCTGGGGGCCCGGGAGGTGCTGTCGGCGGGGGAGATCGTGCTGAGGGTGACCCCGAGCAATCCGGAGCACGTGGATTGGGTGAACCGGCTGCGGGCGATCACGGAGGCAGAGGGGCAGGCGGTGAGCGTGATCGTGACGGTGGCGGGCGAGGAGAGCGGCGAGGGCGCGAGCCGGGAGCCGGTCCGGATTGAGGGGGTGAGGTTTCCGGCGAAACTGAAACTGGCGACGCGGGGCGGGGACCTCTACTCGGTCACCTGTTACCCTACGAATCCCCGCGGCTGGGAGGACCTGGCTCTGCTAGCAGAGGGGACGGTAGAGGTGACGATCCGGCCTGACCCCCGGACCGGCAGCGGGGAGGACTGAGAGGGATGGCTGCCGCGGAGGAGACCGGGCCAGGAGATGGGACGGCGGGGCTGGTGCGATGCTGCGATTGCGCCCAGATGCGGGTGGTGCCGGGGACGCACGGGGAGGAGGCGATGTGCCGGGCGGAGATCAAGGCGCACCGGCCCCGGGGGAACATCTACCGGCCGAACACGGGGGCCCTCGCGAGCGGGCTGCAGAAGTGGCGGCGGTGCGCGGAATTTGAGGGGATATGAGAGGGCGCCGGTTTTTCCGTCAGCTGACGGATTGAGGGGATGTGAGAGGGCCCCTGCCCCGACGGGCGGGGATTCTGTATTCGCTGGATACAGTCCGACAGCATCCCCCCACAAATAGAGAGAGGGAACCACTTTTCAAAGGTGACTCCCTCTCACTTCCACCGATTGGCTCGAATCCTTCTCGCTCAGAAGGCTTCAAGCACCACTCTTGCACGCCCATTATACCACAGACTAGACGATTTTTGCTAAGGGGTGGTCAAAAAAGCTTGTCTCTCAAGGCCGACTATGTGATTGCCCCCGGTGGGATTCGGACCCACGGCCTCCAGCTTCGCAAGAGTGGCGCTCTATCCTCTGAGCTACGGGGGCTCGTCAAGAGAGTGTACCACACCCAGCAGAAATCGCGCGCCTGTTCCTATCGCGTTTTTTCGGCGATTATGCACTTAACAAAACCGGGGTGCGGTCTGAACGCGCGGGTCTACCGGGCCTACGGGTAACTACTGTGTCTTCCGCGCCGTTTTTTCGGCGATTATGCACTTAACAAAACCGGGGTGCGGTCTGAACGCGCGGGTCTACCGGGCCTACGGGTAACTACTGTGTCTTCCGCGCCGTTTTTTCACATATGCCTAAGTATGACACTGGACCCCGGATGTACCCTTGGGCCCCTGCTGTGTCAAGTATATTATTGCCTTCTGTATTCGCTGGATACAGTTCGCCTGCAGAGCAGGCAGGAATCGGTAGGCGCTGAGGTGGGGGCGTGGTATCGTGCGCGCGGGAGGGCACAGGATGCGGGTGAGCGATCTGGTGCGAAATGTGTGGGATCCAGTTGACCCGGCGGTGATTCAGCCGGGCTCGCTGGCGCTGATGGATTTGCGGGTACGGTGTGTGACCTGTGACTCGCCGGTGGCGCTGGATGCGCAGTGCGAGCCGGGGACGATGAGCCGGCTGCAGGAGGGGACGGCGGCGGGGGTGTGCAGTGAGTGCGGGGAACAGTACCGGGTGAGGGTGGCGGTGGAGAGGCGGAGCTACTGAGCATGAGGCGCACAGGCGCGAAGGCGGGGAGGAGGGAGGGTCGGCCGACGAAATACCTGCGGCAACGGCATCCGCAGCGCGCGTACGAATTGGCCGTGAAGGGTCTGACGTCGGCGGAAATCGCGGGCGAGTTAGACGTAGCGCTGAGCACTCTGAAGGCCTGGCAGGAGGAGCACAGCGAGTTTTCGGCCGCCATAAAGGCCGGAAAAGACGCGGCTGACGAACGCGTGGAGAAGGCCCTTTATAAGAGGGCGCTTGGTTACTCGGTAAAAGAGCGCAAAGACGTTTACGCGCGGCCGGAGCCAGATACCTCGGAACAGCCGTCACTGCTGGAGGAGCCCGAGCAGGAGATGGAGATGGGGCTAAGTGATCTGGCGCGGCCCGAGCTGGTGCGATCGGAGATCACTAGCAAACAGGTAGTGCCCGACGTGAGCGCTCAGATCTTCTGGCTCAAAAACAGGCAACCGGAGAACTGGCGGGATAAGCAGCAGCAGGAGCACAGTGGCACGGTACGGCAGGAACACGGGGTGGCGGGGATGAGCGACGAGGAGCTGCGGGCGATCCTGGCGGGGAAGTTGAGGGGGGAGACGGAGCCTAAGTTGAGTGACAGGAGACAAGCTCCTGTCCTACGGAGTGGGTCGAAGACTCGGAAGGGCAAGCGGGCATGACGGCGGTGCGGAGCAGACGGCTGACCCCGGACACGATCGGGGAGATCGAGGCGCAGGCGGCGGAGGAACTGGCGCGGCGGGGGGATCCGATTCCGTGGATTGAACAGAACCTGCGGATTCGGACGAAAGAGCGGGAGAGCATCCCCTTCCTGCTGAACCGGGTGCAGCAGGAATACTGGCGCCAACACACCCAGCGGGACATGATTCTGAAGGCCAGGCAGATGGGGATGACGACGCTGATCTGCGGGCTCTTTTTCGCCGACACGCTGCTGCACCCGAACACCACGAGCGTGATGGCGGCGCACGATGCCGACTCGACGGAGATGATCTTTCGGATCGTGCAGCATTTCTGGGAGCAACTGCCGGCGGGGGTGCGGGAGCGGGCGGGGGCGCCGAGATTCGCCAACAGGCGGGAGTTCTTCTGGCCGGGGCTGGGGAGCAGCTTCCACGTGAAGACGGCGGGCGCGCCGGACGCGGGCCGCGGCCTCACGATCAACAACCTGCACTGCTCGGAGATCGCCTTCTGGCCCCAGCCCGAGGAGACGCTGACGAGCCTGCTGGAGACCGTCCCCCTGGCGGGGCGGGTGGTGTGGGAATCGACCCCCAACGGCGCCGGCAACTTCTTTCACGAGGAGTGGTCTCGGGCGAAAGATGCTGAGAGCAGTTACCGGCCGCACTTCTACCCCTGGTGGTGGGACCCGCAGTACCGGATCGACGGCGCTGTGCTCACCGATCTCAGCGGGGACGAGCTGCGGCTCATGGATGAGCACCATCTGGATGATGGGCAGATTCGATGGCGGCGGATGAAACTCACCGAGCCAGGCGGCAAGTTCGCGCAGGAGTATCCGGAGGACGATCTGACGTGTTTCCTGGTCTCGGGCCGACTGTACTTCGATCTGCTGGCGGCGGAGGAATTGCGACGGCGCTACACGATGGCGCCGATCGAGGAGCGGGAGAACGGCGAGCTGCGGATCTTCCGGGCGCCTCAGCCGGGGAAGGTGTACGTGTTGGCGGCGGACGTGGCGGAGGGGAAGTCCACCAGAGGCGGACCTGCGGCAGGCGCGGCGGGGAGCGAGCACGGGGGTCCCGATTTCTCGCACCTGGTGATTCGGGAGTGGGAGCGGGGGGAAGAGGTGGCGTGCTTCCACGGCCGGCGGCCGGAGATCCCGTTCGCGCACCTATGTTTCCAGCTCTGGCAGGAGTATCCTGGCCTCGTGATCCCGGAGCGCAACAACACCGGAGTGGTGGTGGCGAACCGACTGCACGAGTTGTGGCCGACATGCGTGTACGTGGATCCGGATGATGGAAGGCCCGGGTTCCGCACCACCGCGGAGACTCGCAACCAGATGCTGCAACTGCTGCACGAGGCGATGCGGCATGGGGATCTGATGGCGCATGACGAAGGACTGTGGCGGGAGGTGCGGTCGTTCAGGTATCAGGACAGCGGCAAGGCGACGGCCGACAGAGGGGCGCACGACGACCGGGTGATCGCGTGGGGGATCAGCCAATATTGCCGGCGCATCGCGGGGTTGAAGCCCCGGATCGAGACGATGGCTCGCCCGGGCCACCAGGTGGAGACGGTGAGGGCGGGCCCGGCGCCGGTGGCGACGCAGGGATGGGATCAGCGGAGCTTCGTGGGATAGGGAAAGGGCGCGAGATGAAGATCCTGCACAGCGGGTTGTTTCACCAGACGATGGCTAACCTGGGGATGGTGCATGGGCACCGGGAGATCACTGCGGAGGGGTCGGAGAAGCTGTACCAGGTATATGCGCAGCTCGAACTGGAGTTCTGGCGGCTCCCCAAGTACGTTAGCGAGGCCGAGGCAGGGCCAGGAAATGGGAGGCGGCGGATCGTGCCGGCGGGGATGGGGCAGAGTTGAGGAACGCCGCGGCGCGGTTTCGGGACTGATCCGTCGGCTGACGGACCGAAACACCAACACCAAACAGTCGCCCGTTAGCCGACGGGTGGCAGATGTCGAGAGGAGATGCGAGGATGAAGCGCAGGAGGTTGTGTCTGACGTTAGGGGCCGTGTTGGTGGCGCTGGCGGTGGTGTTGTTGGTGCTGCCGATGGGGCCGGTGGGGGCGGCGATGCCGCCCGTGTCGAGGTGGGGGAAATACCCATGTGCGCAGGTGATGGAGGGGGTGGCGGCGCTCTCCGTGGACGGGGTGCACGCCGCTATCGCGATCCCGACCGGGGTGCTGAACACGGTGTGGACCACGACCACGGCCGCGATCACGAGCCCAGCACACTACCGAAACATCACCATCACGGGTTCGGCGGCGGCGGCCCTGTCGAAGGTGGTCATCACCGGGACGGACTGGGCAGGAAACGTCCGCGTCTCGGTAATCACCGGCACAGGGGCGGCGACGGTGCAGGGACAGGTGCCGTTCAAGACGGTGACATCCATCAAAGTCGGCTCGGTAGCGGCGCCGGGCGGCGCCACCTACACCATCGGATGGGGCGATTACCTGGGGCTGTATCGCCCCATCGCGGCCGACGCCGATGTCACGCAGATCATGACCAAGGTGAGCGCGGACACGGCCTGGACGGTGACGGCGGCAGGGGCGCTGCCGGCGGGAGCGGCGGTGTCGGCGGCCAACGGGACAGTACTGCCGGAGACGACGATCACGGCCGTAAACGGCTATCTGATCACGTACAACGCGCAGAGGTGGTAGGGTTGTAGACGCGGGTAACGTCAGCAGGAGCAACGGGAGATAGAGAGATGAAGCGGAGAGCTGTATGGTTGAGCCTGGCGATGTTGTTAGTGGCGCTGGCGCTGGTATTGCTGGTGCTGCCGCTGCGGCAAGTGGGGGCGGCGATGCCGCCTGTGTCGAGATGGGGGGGATATCCGACCATCCAGGTGATGGATGCGGTGGCGGCACTGTCAGCAGCCGGGGTGCACGCCGCTATCGCGATCCCGACCGGGGTGCTGAACACGGTGTGGACCACAACCACGGCCGCGATCACGAGCCCAGCACACTACCGAAACATCACCATCACGGGCAATGATGCGGTCTGCCTGAGCAAGGTGAGCATCATTGGAACGGACTGGTCCGACAACGTGCAGACGGAGGTGATCACCGGGACGGGGGCGGCGACCGTGCAGGGACAGGTGCCCTTCAAGACGGTGACATCGATCAGCGTGGGGAGCGTGGCCGTCCCGGGTGGGAAGACTTTCACTATCGGATGGGGCGATTACCTGGGGTTGTATCGGCCGATCGCGGCGGCTGCCGACGTCACCCAGATCGCGCTGAAAGCGTCGGCGGGAACGGCCTGGATCGTGACCGCGGCGGGGGCGCTGCCGGCGGGAGCCGCGGTGTCGGCGGCCAACGGGACAGTACTGCCGGAGACGACGATCACGGCGGCGGACGGGTACATGATCTCCTATCACGCGAGCAGGTGGTGAGCGAACTAGGCCTTGACAGGGGCATAGGGATACTCTCACGCGGCCCGTCGGCTGATGGACAGGGGACGGCGCCAAATTGGGCGCGGCCGGTCCGTCAGCTGACGGACACTCGCGACCCGAGCCAGGGCATGACGCCCGGTCAACCGCTGCACGATGCGGTAGCGGTGGAGCTGCACGCGCTGGTCGACCTGGCGGAGCGGCATGCCTCTCTGCGGCGGCCGGCGATGGAGTCGGCGGAGAAGCTGGTGATGAGCTATGCCGACCCCTACGAGACCGATCCGGCGACGGGGCGGCGGCTGCACCCGCACGAGCGCAGTATCGTCGTGCCGTTCACGGCGGCGGCGGTGGAGACGCTGGTGGCGTTCTGGCTGATGAGTTTCACCAGCCGGCAGCCGACCATCCCATTGAAGAGCCACGACCCGCGGTATGATCGTGCGGCCGAATATGCCGAGACCATCATGGATGCGATGCACGATGATGATGGGATCGACGCCAAGATGTGGAGTTGGCTCTGGTCGGCGGCGGTGTACGGGCGGGGGTACATGCACACCTGCTGGTACGCCGAGCACGAGCTGCGTTACGTGGAGCAGGCGCAGCCGATGCTGGGGATGCTCGGGATCTCGTTGGGCACGGAGCAGGTACAGCAGGCGCAGTGGCAACTGGTCGAGGAACGCCAGGTCAACACCCCACTCGAGCCGCGGATGGTGCTGCAGGACCCCCGGGCGCCGGGATGGGACCCGCAGCAGGGCGAGTTCATCGGATTCGAGACCTGGATGAGCTGGAACCGGCTGAAGGGACACGAGATCGAGGGGCAACTATTCAACGTTGATCGGGTGAAGCAAGGGGCCGCGGGCGGGCAGGACCAGCGCACCAGTAACAACCTCTCGCCGGGGCAATATGCGCCGGCGCGGCATGGGCAACAGGCGACGCCGGGCGATCCCGGTTACTATCAGGCCTACCATGTGTGGGTGCGACTGATCCCGGCGGAGTGGCCCCGGCCGGAGGTGGCGATCGGGAGCAGCTACGTGCCGCAGATCTGGGAGTTCGTGCTGATTGACCAGACCATCTGTCGGGCACGGCCCTCGAGCCAGCGGACGTTCCCGGTGTACTGCATGGACAGCCACTTCGATGCCCACAAGCTGTTCAATCCGGGAGACGTCGAGCTGACGATGGGGCTGCAACAGATGGCGAATTTCCTGGCTAACGCGAGGCTGGCCGGGCTGCGGAAGGGCATCTACCAGAACATCGTCTATGATCCGGCTGGCCTGTACAACGAGGGCGACATCAACTCCGCGACGCCGGGGATGCGGATCCGGGCGAAATTGGCGACGATGCCGATCGAGAAGATCGTGAGCATCCTGCCGATGGTGGATGTGACCCGGAACCTGCTGGTGGATATCAACTCGATGGGGGACATGATCAAGTTCGCCACCGGGGCGGTGGACAGCCTGCAGGGGATCATGATGTCGGCGGGGCGGACGGCGACGGAGGTGGAGAGCGTGCTGCGGGCGGCGCAGGGGCGAGCGGGGCAGCGCGGCAGGCTGATGTGGAACCAAGGGGTGCGGCCTTGGGCAAAACACGAATTGGCGGACATCCAACGGAACCTCACTGAGAACCGGTATTACACGATCATAGGGGATGCGGCGCGCCGGCGGGAGGCGCTGGAGAGCGGGGGGCGGGCGCTGGTGGGGCCCGAGCAGATTCAGGGGGAGATCGTGCTGCGTCCGGTGGACGTGACCGAGCCGGTGAAAAAAGAGCAAATCGGGCAACTGTGGTTGAAGATGGCGACGATGGTGGCCGGGTCGCAGCTGCTGAGCTCTAGATTGGACTGGCTAGAGATGGTGAAGGAGGCGGCACACTTGCTGGGGGCGCGTAACTTCGAGGATTTCATTATCCAGGGAACGCCCGCGCAGCCGGTGCAGGTAGAGCCCGACGCCCAGGTCGAGCAGGGGGTGGAAGCTGGCAACCTGATCCCGCAGGCGAGTGGGGCGAACCCGCTGGCGGCCGCGTTGATGCAGTTGCAGGGGGGAATGCGATGAGAATGCCGACGGTGCCCCTGGGAGACAAGGCGGTGGAGTGGTTGTTGAAAGTGGATGCGGTGTGTGCGAGGCAATGCCGGGAGCTCGTGGCCGGGCTCCAGCACGATTTCATCTACGGCCGAATGTCGCTGTGCACTTACCAGAAACGCATCAGGTGGGCTCGCGAGGACCGGTCACGGGCATGGGATGCACTGGTGGGAGGCGCGGAGTTGATGCAGGCGCGGGGACTGGGGGGAAAGGTCTGATGAGAATGCCCACGCTGCCCAGCTTCACGCAGATCTGGCAGAGCATCGGCGGGGCGTTTCACGATCCCGAGGAGCGGAAGCGCCGCGCGCTCGAACAGGCAGAGCAGCTCAGGCGGGCGGTGTTGTACGAGAGCCTGGTGCAGCATCCGGGGTGGGCGATCTACCAGGAGGAACTGGGAGAGCTGATGCAGATGGCTGAGCAGGCGATTCTGAACCGGCTGCCGCTGCCGGCGGAATCGGCCCCGGCCCCGGAATGGTTGATGTTGCAGGAAACAGCGATTCGGGGGCAGGTGCAGGGGTACCGGATCGCGCTGACACACGTGACGGAGGCGATTGCGGCTGCCCATGAGATGGTGGAGCGGAGTCCGTCAGCTGACGGACGAGAGACCGACGATAGCGCCCGTCAGCCGACGGGTGGCGAAGGAGATGGATAGCAGATGTCTGAGACGATGCCGAACGACGCTTTACCCGCACTCCCGACGAACCCGGACCCGCTACCGCCGCCGGCGTCGGCGGCAGCTCCCGCGCCGGCCCCAGCAGCGGCACCTGTAGCCTCCGCGCCCGCAGCACCAGCGGCACCAGTGGCCCCGGCTGCAGCGGCCGCACCGGTAGCGCCTGCGCCTCCGGCGACGATGGTGATCGATGTCCCGGAATGGCTGAGAGAGGAAACAGTGCCGGCAGCGCGCCTTCCGGGTCCGGCAGCGCCCGCGGCACCAGTTGCTCCTGTGGTGGTACCCCCGGTGCCGGCGGCGATAGATTACCGGGCACAGGCGGCGGTGGCCCTGCAGGCGTTGAACGTCGATCTCTATGGGGATGGGGCAGAACTGGCCACGCCCGCAGAGCAGGCCGAATACCAGGCCCGATCGGGGCGGCTGGCGGCGGCAGTGCGGGCGCAGGCGATGGCGTTGCTGGCGGATGAGGAGGTGGCGCCGCTGCTGAAATCCCGGGCGGCGGCGGTGTACGAGGAGCGCGCGAACCAGGTGAGAGAGGGGATGGAGCTACAGACCCGGGCGCTGGGGGCGCAGGAATCGTTCCGAAATAATCTCTATGCCAGCCTGCCCGCGTTCGCGGGCTTCAAGGGCAGCTACGTCGAGCGAGAAATCCTGGCACCCGAGGCGGTGGCGGAACTGCGCCGGCACGGGGTGCAGGACGAGGCGGGGCTGGCGGCGCTGGACAAGGGGAGCTTCGAGGCGATCAGCCGCAACATCATCACCCGCATTGCGTTCCGGTTCGGGGCGGGGGCGGAGACGCTGGCTGAGCATGCCGCCTGGGTGGCCGCGAATCCCGGAGCATCACCGCCGGCGGCGGCGGCGCCCGCGGCTGGCGCGGGGGCAGCAGCAGGGACAGCAGTGCCTGTGGGAGGGTCGGCGGGGATGGCGCCTCCGCGAGTGGCGGTGATGGGCGGCTTCGTGCCAGTGGGTGGCATGGCTCCGAGGGCGGCTCCGCTGAATGCGGAGGCGCAGGTGACGGCCGCCCTGCGGAGTTACATGTCGGAAACGGAAGGGGTGTGACAGGGAAGTTCGGTCGGGTCTAGCCAGCGCGAGGCGAAGAGGTGCGCGCCCACCCTGGCCCGGCCGTTTAGCTGACGCAGGGGAGATGGAAGGCGCTAGAGCCGAAGGCGAACGGCTCCTTGAGCTAAAGGAGCTGAGATCATGAGCGCGATTCTGGGGTTGAGGGATGTAGAGAGCCTGGCGGCGGCAGCCCGCCCAAACGACTACGAGCTGCTGGTGCATGACTTCTGGAAGGACGCCAGGATGTTCCAGTCCCTGCTGACGAAGCTGCAGGGGCGCCGCAAGGTGGTAGATCCCGAGTTCACCGTGTTCGAACAGGACATGCCACAGCGGAGGGCGTTCATCAACGGCGCGGTGGGCGGTGGGACGACAACACTGGTGATTGATGATGGCGCCCTGGCCGTGGGGACGGCCCAGTATTTCCGAGCGGGCCAGGTGCTGGTGCTGGGGACCGACCCTGCGACGGGTGAGATGCTGCAGGTGGTGGCGGACCCGACCCTCCCGAATACGATCGAGGTGGCGCGGGCGCAGTTCGGGAGCGTAGGCGGGGCAATCGCGGACAACACGGCGATCACTATTCTGCATGACGCTTCGGCAGAAGGCGGCGGGGTGCCCACGGGGGTCACCGAGATACCGACATCCCGGACGAACTACATCGGCATCATTCAGACGCCGTGGCAGTACACGGAGATGATGGCCGACACCGCTACTCGCTACGGCGAGCGGGAGGACGTGCGGCAACAGAAGTTGGGTCTGTGGCAGCACAGTTTCGACATCGAGCTGTCGCTACTCTACGGGCGGCTGGGATGGAAAGTCGATCCGGCGACAGGGACCCGGGTGCGGACCACGGGGGGGCTTGCCTACTGGCTCACCACGCTGGGGATCAACGTCTGGGACGGTTCGGGCGCCAACTTCACGCCCGCCCACTGGTACACCACCTGGTTCGGCAGCATGACGTACGGGTCGACGCAGGTGGTGCTGATGGCGGGATCGACGCTGCTGGCGTGCATCCACGCCCTGGCGCGGGCTACCGGGGTGCAGATGCTCCAGCCGTACGAGAACAAGTTCGGGTTCATCCTGGATCGATTCAAGGTGGGCTCGAAAGAGGTGCTGATCGGGGAGCACAAGCTTCTGAGCAGGCTCTACCCGGGGGACGGGTTCGTGGTGGACCTGCCCTACCTCAAGTACTGCCTGATGAAGCCGACCACGAACCGGCCGGTGACCGTCGCTGACAACGTGCTCGTGAAGAAGAATACCTATCTGACCGAACACGGGCTACAGTTCGTGAACCCGAACGCGTTTGCGTACATCAAGGGCGTGACGACCTACACCCCGTAGAGGCCACAGGAGGGCCCGCTGTCTGTCCGTCTCCACTCGCCCGGAGGCGGGCAGGCGGGGGCGCCCTGCTACTCAGAGAGCGGCCTCAGAATCAGGAGAACGACCATGGTGTACGTGTGCACGGAGCGGCCTTACCCGAGCGTGCAGGTGCTGAGCCCGATCGTGAACGCCGTGTTCGCCTTCGGCGGGGGCGGGCGGCTGGATACGCTCGAGCTGGCGCAGGTACGGCACCTGCCGTTCGAGATGATCGACCAGGCGATCGAGGCGATGCCCGAATTCAAGGGCAAGGGGCCGAAGCGGACCGGGCGGACCGTCTTCCGTCTCGATGAGATCGAGAAGCCAACCGGCGAGGGCGAGGACGATCCACCGGGGGCGTGAGATGCCGCTGAGCAAAGGGAATTCCGAACAGACCCAGGACGCCAATCGGCGGGAGTTGTGGGCGGCCTATAGGCGGCACGGGCGGATCGGCGCCAGCCGGCCGCTGAACAAGTCGCATGCCGGTCGCATGATCGAGGCGATAGTGGCGCAGAAGGCGCGGGGAGACAAGTGAGCTACAACGGGCCCTCGTTCGACCAACTGAAGACGCTGGCCCGCGGGATCATCCTCAGGGAACTCCATGCGGATGCGGGGGTGGCGGATGATCTGCTCGATCTCTGCGTGCACGGGGCGATCGACGATGCGGAGGACTACTACGACTGGGAGACCCTGCAAGCGACCGTGGTGACCACCGACGCCGGTGGCCCCTTAGTCACCACCGTTGGCAGCCGACTGGTGGCGAAGCCGGCCCGCTACAAGGGTGGCGCCAGGCTCTACTACCTGGCCGGAAACGTGCGCAAACCGATTGCGCTGTCAGTGGCCGGCAAGCCGATCAGCATGGAGTGGATGCGGGAGAATCACCCGGATCCGACCCAGCAGGCAGCGGCACCGGTGGCGATGTGCGAGTGGGGCGAAAACTTCCTCCTGGTGCCGACGCCCTCCGCGGCATTGACGCTGGAGCTGGACGCGGCGCTGCGGACGCCGGACCTGGTGGCCGGCGAGGGCGAGGGGAGCCGAAACTGGTTCACCGCGCACCTGGGGCAGGCGGTGCTGGCGATGGCCGTCGCGGGGGCGCTGGAAATCCTCGGCGAGCAGGCGGCGGCAGACCGATTCCGGGGCTTGGGGCAGAGGCAAGTGGCGGCGCGGGCGGACACGGAGATGACCGCACGGGTGCGGCGGACGCCGGTACAGATGGGACAGGAGCCGACATGAGCGGGATGAGACGCGGTTTTCCGTCAGTTGATCCCGTCAACCGACGGGCTGACGGAGTTGACGGACCGAAACACCACATGAGCAGAATTCTGGCGTTGGCACTAGTGCTGTTGGCGGCGCTGGCAGTACCGGCCGGAGCGGCCTGGGACGTGACGAAGCCGGCGGACACGGATCTGATCTCGGCCTACCCGGCTGCGCAGAGGACGGATAAGAGCAGCCTGCTGACCTGCCTGGGGCTCGAGCACAAGTTCATCGCGAGCGACACCCAGGGCTATCACCTGCTGGGGACGGCGCGGATTCACGTCAGCCTGGATGCAGTCAAGGGGACGCCCGGGCTCTCCGCCACGCCGACCGTGGATTCTCTGGGGCGGGTGCATTTCAGCACGGACAACAACGCCCTCTACTACGGCACCGCCGGGAACGCCTGGAGCCGGATGTACCCGGCGCCGAACGCGGCGCAGTACACGCTGGCCTGGGAGGCCGACCCGGCCACCACCAATAGCACCGAGTGGGCGGATCTGTTCACGCAGGCGCTCACCACTACCGCGTCGACTGGCGGGCATCTGCTGATCATGGCGACGGTGACGGCCCGGAACGACACGGCGGGGGCGTTCATCTTTTTCGGTATCGAGGTGGATGGCGTGCCGTTGACCACGGCCGGCTACGGGCTGGGGATGATCGCCGTGGAGGACGCCTCGGCGAAGGCGGCCGGCACCTGCAGCATCATTCGCCGTACCATCACCCTGCTAACGGCCGGCGCCCACACCGTGAAATTGAGGTGGAAGGTCAACGGTGGGACGGCGACGATGCAGACCGGGGTGAGCAACAGCCTGATCGTAATGGAGATGTAATGGGAGGTCCGGTCCCGGTGCGACTGCTGGACCTGACGGGTGGGGCGGGGTACAACCTGCCGCCCTACCACGCCAAGTATCAGGGGCGGCGATCGCCCGACCTGCTGAACACGATCGTGCGGGATGGGGTGAATCGGAAGTGGCCGGGGCGAATCCCCTATACCTCGGCACAGATGGTGTGGGACCCGCGGGGGCAAGCAGCGCGCTTCCTGGCCGATTACCGATTGAGCACGGGAGAGAGGTTCTTGGTCGGGTCGGACGGCTGGGACCTGTTCAAGTACAACGCGGGGGCCTGGGACTGCCTCACACCCCTTTATACCACCGGCACCGCCTTGTTCACGAATGGCTCGAAATTGGTGGTGGGGACCGGCGCCGGATGGACCGCGGAGAAATGCACGAAGGGCAGCCCGATCAAGTTAGACGCGAAGGCCACCTGGCACCTGGTGGATTCGCTGGATGTGGGGACGCAGACCATCACCCTCCAGTCCACCTATACCGAGACCACTGGGAACGGGGCCTACACGCTGCAACAGAGATTCTCGGCGGCGGCGGTGGAGGCCACGCAGTGGTGGCTGCGGGGGCTGCAGGCGGACAATCAACTGATCGTATTCAATGGCGTGGATGTGCCGCGGGTGTGGAACGGAGTGGACGCCAGGTTCTCCTTCATGACAGGCAGCCCGCCGAAGGCGCGGTTCGGGGCGACCTTCGCGATGGGGAACATCCTGGCATTCGCCCGGCTCTCCACGGACCCACAAGCGCTGTGGCATTGTGTACCCGGGAACTACAACGACTGGGCCGGGTCCGGGTCGGCCCAATACGACTTCCACAACCTGAGCGGCGACATCACCGGCATCGACGGCACGCACGAGTACCTCTACCTCTTCTTCGAGGGCGGGATCCGGAGGGGCGCCTGGTCGCCCGGAGCGGTGGGGCAATTCCTGTCGGGCGGCGCGGGGATGATCGACTGGGGGCAGGCGCCGGGGATCGATGGGCTAGCGGCGGCCAACTCGCTGCTGCGGCTGGGATCGCAGAGCCGGGTGGCGGTCGAGAATCAGCCAGCGGCGCTGACCAGGTGGGCGTTTTGGGGAATCAAGAACATCTACAGCTTCGACGGGGAGCTGACGCGGGCTATCGCGGACTCGGTGCGGACCTGGATCTGGGACCGGCTGGATACGAACTACATGGATCGCATCATCGGGGCCGTGGCGCCGGAGTTGCGGCTGGCGATCTGGAGTTTCCCCAGCAGGGGTTCGGGCGGGGTGAACACGCACAGCGTGGCGCTGGACTATGAGACAGGGGAATGGTGCACCTCGGACATCGGCTACCCGGTGCTGGGCAGCTACGATCTGAGCGCGAGCGACGAGACCTGGCAGAGCATCGGGGGGACCTTCGCCGACCAGCCCCGGCCCTGGCGCATGCCGGGGATCAGTCCCACGCCCGTGACGCTGGCGGGAGATTTCCTGGGGTACGTGCATTATCTGGCGCTGGGGGCGAACGACAACGGGGCGGCGATCTCGGCGCGGAGGCGGACGCCGACGATCTCGGCGAGGAACGGGCGGGCGCTGGAAATCAGCACGGTAACGGCGGAGAGCGTGGCGCCGGCCGGATCGCATCTTACCATTCGGGTATACGGGGCGGACAATGCGGAGTCGCTGGCGGCGGCGGCGCCGCTGGAGGAGAAGACGGCGATCGTGGGGGCGGGGCAGATCACCTGCTACTTCCGGGCGGCGGCGAAATACCTGGCGCTGGAGGTGGCGAACGGCGAAGCGACCGAGGATCTGGGGGTAACGGCGGTGACGGCCTGGGTGCAGGAGCGGGGGAGATGAAGAGAGGGATGCCAGGGATGGCAGGACCGCCCTACGGAGGCTGGGTAGGGCTGCTGCTCCTGCTGCTGTTGCTGATGGCAGGGGCGGCCCAGGGGCAGGATCCAGGGTACGTCGGGAGCGTGACCGATTCCGCGTCGAGAGCGGCGTTACAGCGGATTCAGGAGGACTACCGGCGGCGCAACATGTCGGGGCTGGAGGCGGATCGCCCTACGACGGCGGTGGCTTTTGGGGCAGAGTACAGCGCGACGGACACGGGCCGGCGCTGGTGGTACGCGGGGGAGGTGTTGGGGTGGCAGGCAGAGCTGGGCATACACAACGATCTCGGCGGACTGCAGGGAGGGACGAACACCCCGAGCGCCCAGTACTACCATGTCAACGCCGCGGACTATGCCGCGCTGAGCGGGATAGCGGTTGTGAGCGGGCTGCTGAAGGGTGCGGCTGGAGACATCGTGGCGGCGGTGGCGGGCACGGATTACGAGGTTCCACTGGGGTTTTCCTACAGTCTGAGCCGGTACGTGAACACCGTCACCCTAACCAATGACACCGCCTCGCCGGGCAACAACAAGGTGTATGCCACGGATGGAAGCGGGGTACGGGGCTGGTACGCGTTCGCACACAATTCGCTGGCGAGCCTGCAGGGTGGAGCGACGGACGAGTATTATCATCTGCCGGCGGCCGCCCATAGCGCGTTGACCGACACCCATGCGCAGCTCGCTAACCTCCACACCGACACTGCGCCGACATTCTCCGGCCTCACCGTGGACACCCTCACAGGGATGCTGAAGGCGGCCTCGGGGACGGTGGCCGCCGCCAGCATCACCTCGCCGCTGACCTACACCACCGGCACGTTGGCCCTGCCGGGGCTGAGCAGCCTGGGGACGGCGAACTATGCCGTGGGGGTGAATGCGGGAGCCACGGGCTGGGAATACAAGCAGCTGGTGGAGGGGGCGAACATCACCATCACGCACGGGGCGGGATCAATCAGCATCGCCTCGAGCGCGAGCACGGCGGCCCACAATCTGCTGTCGGCGGCTCACAGCGACAGCACCGCGGCGACGGTGCAGCGGGGGGATGTGATCACGGGGCAGGGAGTATCGCCGAAGTGGGTGCGTCTGGCCCTCGGCACCGTAGGCAAGGTGCTCTACACCGACGGGACGGACGCGGCCTGGTCTGCCAGTCCGACCCTGACCAGCCTGACCCTGAACGGGAACCTGTCTTTCGGGTCCGGGGCGGACAGGGTGATCAGCCAGAACACCACAGACGGCTCAGACAACAAGGCCGTGAGCATCGGGGGCGGCGGCGCAGCAGTATGGACGCGGGGCGCGTACATCGACGTTACCGGCAACGAGTACACGGCAGGGTACCAGGGTGTTCTGAACATCGTGGCGGGCGCGCCCGGCACCACCAGCACCTACGATGCCATGATTCGGATGTTCACAGGCAACAGCACGACCGAGGCGGTGCGGATCAACCGATCCCAACAGTTCCTGCATGTGGACGGCAGCGCGGCGGCGCCGGCCGTATCCTCGATGAGCGACCCCGATACCGGCATGACGAGTTTCGGGGCCAACGCGTATGGAGTCGTGACCACGGGGGTGGCGCGTTGGTGCTGGGATAGCAGCGGCCATCTGCTCCCCTTTGCGGCCGACACCTACAACATCGGCGACGCCACCCACGAAGTCGGCAGCATCTATGTGGCGACGAACAAGCGCATCTACTTCGGGAATGGGCAGGAGGCCTCGATCTACTATGACGGCACCAAGTTGATCATCACGAGGTGATGGGGCATGGCCTGCACAGTAGCGGTGACGGGGACCGGGACGACGGACTGCACTCCCTGGAATGGGGACCAGGAAGCGGCCTGCAACGCCCAATCATGCTGCGGTCCTCATTACGGGTGCACCGGGATTCCGAGCGGGCATGAGGCGATATGCCCCACGCACTTGACGTTCGACGAATGCAACAACGATGGATGCTGCGGCTGGTGGCCTACCCATACTCCGAAGTGCGAGCAGGATGCTGACTGTAGCATCGCAATCGTTATTTCTCATCGAGGCGAGTGTGTGCACTGTGGCTGCACGCCACTCATCTGTCCAACAAGGAACTGCGGAGTCTTAGCCGACAACTCGCCGGACGTATGCCCGGGCTGCAACACCTGTCCGGGGAACTGGATCATCGTGAACTACCGCGGCGACATGCCCTGGAACATCACGGTGACCGGGGCGGTGAAGGTGCAGATGGGGTCCGACGCCATCGCCCTGAACATCGTTTCGGCACGGGTGCTGGGGGCCGGGGATTTCGAGGAAGTGGGGCAGATCACCGTGACCAGCGGGAGCATGCAGTTCATATAGGCGATTTCGGGGCTGGGAGGCAGAGATGACTCGGCGGGAGGCGGTGGAGCTGATCGACCGGATACGGGCGGAGCGGAAGCGACTGTGGGCGGAGGTGGAGGCCCCCTTCCTGGAGATGCGATCGTGCGGGCTGGGGGTGTGCGAGAAGGAGCTTCCTCTCCACGCGGCGGTGGCGCGGGCGATAAGCCAGCCGGAGAAGGAAGGGACCGCGGCCGCCCTGGCTGCCTTCCAGGCCGACCGCAAAGAGAGCTACGCTCAGGCGGTGAGCCAAGTCGAAACGCTCTACATCGCGGAGGTCCGGCTCAAGCAGATGTTCGGCCTGGTATCCGGGCGGCCGGCGCTTCCGGGACTGATCCGTCAGCCGACGGACGAGGAGGGTTGAAATGCTTCGGATGCGATGGGCGGCGGCGGGGATGATAGTGGCGATGCTGGTGGGGATGCTGGTGCGAGCGGGGGCGCAAGTAAGCGCCACGCCGCTGGAGAGGGCGAAGGTGATCGTGGGGCTGATCACCGAGGTGCAGAGCGCGCAGGATGTGATGCGGAGGGATCTGGCGGAGGCGATCGACCTGCAGGGGTCGAGGAGACTCGACGGCATCACCAAGGCGGCGGTGATCAGCGGGGCGCTGGCTGATTACACCGCCGACTATGCGGCCTTCACGACAGCGGCGGCGGCGGTGCCCACGCCACAGCAGCTTACGGCGGGATGGCAGCCTACGCAGGCGCAGTTGGATAGGTACGCGAGAGGGAAGATAGGGCCATGAGGCGGGGGCGCATGGCAGGAGTCAAGTCGCCGAGGCGACTAAAGGTCCTGCCCTATGGGCTCATCGTGATTGCTACCGCGGCCGCGCTGGTGGTGGCGGCGCTGGCGGCACGGGGCGAGAATGCAACGGCACCGGCGGCGCCCGCGATGATGCCGGGGCCGGTTGACGGGCGGGTTACCAACCCGCCCCACGGGGCTACTCCCGCGATCTCGGACGAGCAGGTGCGGCAGATCCGGGAGCAACGCTACCGGGAACGCCTGGGCCGGGTGTTGGAGGTGATGAAGCGGGAGCAGGTGGATTTCCAGGCGCAGCCACTGATCACGTCTGATGGGCGGATCTCGGCGCGGGTAATGCCGGTGGACACGAGGGAACAGTGATGTCTGAATTGACCGAACTGCGGGCCGAGCTACGGGCCGACGTGCAGAAGATCTTCGATAAGATCAACGACATGGCGGTGGACCTGTCGGGGATCAAAGGCCAGCTCTCGGTCAAGTGCCCGGAGCACCAGCGGGGGATGAACAGGCTCTGGTGGGGCCTGGGGATTCTGGCGGCGGCGGTGGTGAGCATCGCCGGTCTGATCGTGAAGTTGTACGCGGGAGGCAGCCCATGACTGGGGTGGCGGTGGCGATCGCGGCGGCCCGGGCGGACATCGGCATGCCCTACCGCTGGGGGGCGAAGCCGCCGCTGAGCGGGAAGCGGCAGACGCAGTGGAAGGCGGACTGCTCCGGAGCGGTGCGGAGGTGGGTGGCGATAGGACTGGCGGCGCTGGGGGTGACGCACCTGGTGCGCGACGGGAAGCAGATTGAGATTGGCAGCTTCAACGGCAGCTCGCACCAGCTCGCACTGTGCCGGCAGATCCCGGTGACGGCGGCGCGGCAACAGCCCGGCTGTCTGCTGTTCATGCACGCGACCGATACCCACCCGGGGCACGTGGCGCTGGTGATCGGCGACGACATCACCATCGAGGCGACCGGAAGCCATGGGGTGTGCATCGTCGGGCACGACCAGAATCTGCGGCGCCACTGGGACGTGGGCGCGAAACTCGATGAGCTTTTCGGGGAGGTGCGATCGTGAGGAGGGGGCGGCGAAGATGATGACCGGCGAGCAGGCACTGGTGCAATTCGAGAGGGCGATCCAGGTGACAGCGAGCAAGTTGCGGCTGTGGGGCCCCGATGGCGAGGACGCGTGCCAAGAGGCGCGGGTGGCGGTGTGGCGGCGGGCGCCGGAGTGGGACCCCGCCAAGGGGGCGGCGAGCACGTTTTTCGTGAGGGTGATCCAGGGGGCAATGCAGCACTGGCGCCGGGAGCAGAACCGGATGATTGACGTGCCGGCCGAGAAACAAAGGCTGGAGAACGCGGATTCGCTGCCGACAGCGGTGCAGGTGGAGCAGGAGCTGATGGATTCCCTGCCGGCGGGGCAGGGATGGCAGGAGGCAAGCTCCTGCCCTACGGAGGCGGGGGTGGTGGAGATGCTGCAGTTGCAGCAGGACATCAAGAAGGCACGGCTTAGCAGCCTGCAGAGTCTGAATCTGCTCTGCCGGGTGCTGGGGTATGGGCCCCCCGATGGAAACGGGGCCGAGGTACGGGCGAAGGTGCAGGCAGCGCGGGAGCGACGGCTGCAGGAGGAGCGGAGGCTGGTATGGGGATCAGGCTGAGGGCGGAGGGATAGAGCGATGCCGGAGATCAGAGTACGCGGCTACACGGTGCGGGCGGAGGCGGCTGGGCCAGACGCGATCCGCCTAAAGATTGGCAAGAAGACCTTCCTGGGTTTTTTCGGAGAGACGGGGGAACTGTCGCTGCGTGCTGCCGGGGCGGCGATAGAGGCGATCCGGAGCGGCCTGGGCAGCATCGCGTTCGCTGGGAGGAGACTGAGGGTGAGTTCTCTGGACGGGGGCGGCCGGCTGCTGTCACTGGAGGGCCGGGGGGCGGTGGCGCTCAGTCACGACGAGGCGGCGACGGTGATCGAAATGGTGCAACAAGCGGTGGAGGACGCGCAGGCCTACGGCCGGAGTTGATCGAGATGGCATCCGTCAGCCGACGGATGTCCAACGCGACAGGGAGGCGGAGATGATGCGAGTGACAATGTTGGTGCTGGTGTTGGTGTTGGCGGCGGGGATGGCGGCGGTGGCAGCCACAAGCCCTTCGCCGGAGCTCAGGCTAAGCTTGGCGCCCACCGAGATGGGCAAGCCTGTGCCACTGACCCTGGGCCCGGGCGAGCAGATCACGATCGGCCCGGGCCAGACCTGGGACACGGCGACGGGTACGGTGGCCCAGACGGCGACGGAGACGGAGAAATCCGTCAGCCGACGGACCGGCACCGGCGGCGGGGGTGGCGTCCTGGCGACAGTGCAAGAGGCGGGCGGGGCGGTGATCGACTTTGGGCAGCAGGTGGCTGATTTCGCCCTTGCCTGCCTCAAGCAGGCGGACGGCGCGGGCTTCATCACACTATGGGGCTCGGAGAGCCAGGCGACGGCCTTCGTGCTGGAGCGGCGGTTGGTTCGGATCGACAAGGGCGGGCTCCTGGGGAACGTGGGCCTGGTCACCTCGGTAGGGGGCAGATCGCGCTACCACGCGACGGGGGGACTGAAGGTAACAGTGGGCACGGTGGTAGGCGCGCAGGTGGGGATCGGGTTGAACGTGGTCTCCTCCGACATCTCCCGCAGCCGGATACCGCTGCTGGACAGGATCGGGATCGGGATCGCGGTGGCGCCGGGACTGGCGATGACGAAGGCGTTATGATGCCGGATCTCGGCAGCTCGGCGGTGATCGCGTCGCTGGTGATGGGACTGGTGGCGGGGTTGAAGGTGATGGCCCCGAGCATGCAGGGCCGGCAGACGGTGCTGACGGCCGGCGTTCTCTGCCTGGTGCTCTCGATGGGGCACCTGTGGGCGGGGCACAACTGGACGGGCGCTGCCGTGTTCCGAGGCCTGGTGATCGGGGCGGAGGCGTGGGTGATAGCGATCGGGGTTTCGTTCGCGGCGAGGCAGCCGGACAAGCGGACGCCGGGGAGCGTGACGGAGTGAGACGGTGGGAGTGGGGACGCGCACGATGACAGAGCCGAGAACGGGACAGTCTATGGGAACGTCACAGCCCGTGCGCGTGGAGCGACTGCTGGGGGTGCAGGCCCGGTTCGGGCCGGACCTGGAGCGGGCGGCGCAGGCGCTGGAGGCGATGATCAGGGACTTCGTGCAGTTGGCGCCGGCGAGGTCGGCGGTGACGGAGCGGGCGATAGAGAAGAAACTGTTGCGCTCCGACGCGGCCTGCCTGGTGGCGTGGGAAGGGAACCAGCCGATAGGGTTCGCACTGCTGGCGCCAGGGGAGTGCGAGATCGGCGAGACGGTCTGGTGGCTGGAGGCGATGTACGTGCGCCCGGGCCATCATGAGGCGGCGCGGGCGCTGCAGGAGGAGTGTGTGGAGCTGGGCGAGGCGACGCGGCTGCCGGTGCTCTTTATGCGGCGGCGGCGGGGTCGGGAGACGGTGAGAGGAATCCGCACGGAGGCGGTGGTCTATAGTCTGGAGAGGCGGTGATGTGATGCTGACTGTGACGCTGTTGTTGGCGCTCGGAGCGGCGGCGGCCTGCGCCCTGGGTGGCAGGAGAGCGACACCCGCAAAGACCGTGACCTACGGGGAATTTCCGGGGATCACGGACTTCCAGAAGCTTTTGGTGGGGAAGGGCACGGGCTGGCTCAATGATCCGGGCTCATATCCGGGGATGAGCGAGGCACAGGGATTGTGGGCGGGCTCGCAGCCGAATGCCTGGGCGGGAGGGGCGCGGCTGGGGGAGATGCTGGCGCCGGGATGGCTGAGCCAAACCCCGGAGGAGCTGAATACCATCGACGCGACGCAACGAGCGGCGGCGGAGCGGCAAGCGCGCACCACCCGGCAAGGGTTGTTGATGGATTTCGGCAGCCGGGGGCACCAATTTAGCACGCCGATGGTCTCCGCGCTCAACGAGGCCGACCTGGCGGCGAACCAGGCCCTCGAGGGGCAGATCGCGGGGCGCCGCTACGGCGAGTACGGGCAGAGGCTGGCGATGCTGCCGGGGCTGATCCAGATGGCGCTGAACGACCCCTACCGGGCGGCGCAGATGCTGGGCGAGAATGGACAGCAGATGGTGCAGACACTGCTGGCATTGGCAACCGGCGGGCGGGGACAAATGCAGATCATCCCCGGCACCTCGAGCGAACCGGGGTGGCTGGAGCAATTGCTGAACACGGCTGTGAAGGCGGAGTTGGCGTAGTAGGGACGGTTTCGGTCCGTCAGCCGACGGACCGAAACACCACAGCATGAATCCGTCAACTGACGGGAGGCGGAGATGTCCTCGATTCAGATGGCGCCGATCCCCGGCACCGAGCCGGGACGGACGAATTCCAGCTGGTCCAACCTGCTCACGCTGGCGCTGATGTACCCGGAGATCAGGCGCAAGATGCGGCAGGCGCGGGAGTTGCGGCAGCTCCAGGCAGAGCTGAAGGGAGAGATCGATGTCGCCCGGGGTGTCGGTCCTGAGGCCGACCCCGGATGGCTGGCCCGTCGGCTGACGGGTCAACTGACGGATACGGCGGCCGGCCCGCCACCCCCTTCGGCGCTGCCCCCGGTGGCGGCGATGAACCCATTCCAACCAGCAGCGGGGCCGGAGATGGGCATGGGCGGTCTGCTGACGGGGTTGGCACCTGCATCCGTCGACCGACGGACGCCGGTGGGGATGGCGGGGCTACCGCCGACCGGAGCAATCCGTCAGCCGACGGACTGGCCAGCGGAGATGACGGCGCGGCTGGCGGCGCTGCCTCGGGAGACAATGGGGGGAGGCGGGTGGCTGCCATTGGAGCGCCTGGGAGCAATGCAGACGTCTGCACCGGAAGCGCCCCCGGGGGCGGCTCCGAGTTGGCTGGAGGGATTGCCACTGGCGCATCCCGCGAGTGGCGGGGGGGGATTGGATGCCCTATTCGGCACTGACAAATACCGCGGCAGAGCCGTGCAGGCAGCTATGCTGGGGGATCCCCGCTGGCTGAATCTGCAGCCGCAGGGGTTCGTGCCGACGCGGGAGCAGCAGGCGGGGGCGTTCGAGTGGGGCGTGTTGGGGGGCAAGGAGAAGTTCGTCCAAGGGGAGCTGACGAAGCGGGCGCGGGAGGCGGGGGGGAGCCGGTTGCAGATCGCCAGGGACAGGTTGACGGATGCCGCCACCAGGGCGCAGGATACCAGGCTGACGGCAAACGCCCGGGCGGCTTACGGGCGGGCGGTGGACTATCACAGGTTGGCTTCGCAGAACTACCAGCGGGCAGCGGAGGGCGGAGAACAGAGTTTCGTGGACCTCGGAGACTACTACGAGGGGCAGGCGCAAGCGGAGTCGCGAGCGGGCCAGCAGTACGAGGCGATGGCACCGGCGGCTGGACCGGCTGCGCCAGTCCTCGGCACTGGCCCGGAAGCGCGGCCGGCGGCAGGGGCGGTGGGGCCCGCGGTGAGGCCCTCCGCAGGGGCGCCGGCTGCCGGGACCTTCGCCCCGGCGGTGCCGGGAAGGCGGCCGGTAGCAGGACCGGGGGGATTGCCGCCCTTGTACGACACCAGCGGACGACCGAAGGTGCAGGTGTCGCCGGGGGGGAGGATCCAGAGACAGTTGGATGTGACGATGCGGGGTCAGGACCTCGGGGCGCAGGCGGCGGGCGAGCGGATCCAGATCTCCCGGGCGAATTTGCAACTGGCGCGGGAGCGGTTTGCCTGGGCACGTACGCACGGGGGAGCGGAAAAAGCGGCGGCGGCGGCGCAGGGCTTCCAGGCATTCTTCGGCATGGACCCGCGGGCGGCGGCCGGGATCGCGGCGCTGGCGCCGTCGCTGCAGATCGCGGCGTTGAAGGCGCGGGGGATCATCCGGGCGGGCGACGAGAAGGACGTGGCCGGTCTGACCCGGACGATGATGTCCAAGATGGACTTTCCCTACAAGGTGAAGAAGGACCCGCAACAAATGAGGCGGATGGTGAATCAGGTCCACGGGGTGGCGCAGGAGTTGGTGACCGGATGGAAGGCGGCGCGGGCGGCGGTGCCAACGGCTCCCGCCGGCATAACGTCGCCCGCGCAGCGGGCGCGGGCCGACCTGGAGACCATGGGTCCCCTGGGCTTCGTGAGAGAGTACCGTTCCAGGGGGGCGGACGACCCGACACTGCGGGCGGCGTTGCTCGCCGCGAATGTGAGTGCGTCGAAGGTGGACGAGGCGCTGGCGCAGGAGAGGTAGACTATGGCCGACCCGTGGGAGGCGCTGGCGTCGTTCGCACAGGTGGACCCGTGGGAGAGACTGGCCCCGTTGGCAGTCCTGCCGTCGTCCGCGGCTAACCGCGGGGATTTCCAGGATCTGCTCCGGGATGTGCCGCCCTACGGCACTGCCGGGGGGGCCGGCCCCGTGCTTCGGAGGCCCACAGGTTACCAACCTGTGCCACTGACCGCCTCAGTATGGGACGAACCCATGCTGCCGGTTGAACCTCCGTCCAGCCTGGCGACGTTCCAATTGCGGCCCGAGACGGCCGGTCCGTCGGCCGGCGCCAGGCCACAGGTCAAGACCGCGGCGGAGATCGCCGCGGGGCGGAGCTACCCTAGTGCGCTGGCGCGGAGAGTGGCGATCAGCAAGGCGCTACTGGCGGATCGAGCTCCCACGGTCGTAGAGCGGGCCTTGGAGACCGGATCGGAGGCGAGGCGGGTAGCGGCGAAGACCGGACTGGCGCTGGCGGAGTTGCCCACGGATGCGCTGACCGGACTGGCGGGGCTGTCGGCACGGATCGCGCAGGCGATCCCGGTCGGCGGGGAACTGCCCGAGGACCTGACGCCGGAGGCATGGCAGCAACGGGGCCAGCGGGTGCACGATGTCATCCGGGGCTGGGTGGACGAGCACCTGGGCGGCCCGGAGACGCCGGCGGGGGCGTTCATGTCGGAGATGGCCCCGGAACTGATGAAGATGTACGGGGCGGGAGCGATCGCCGGGGCGGCGACGAGGGCGACGGGGGTAGGGGAGGCATTGGCCGGGAGCGTGCCGGTGACCCGGCTGCTCCACTGGGCTGAGCGGCGAGGTGGAGAGATGGGGCGGCGGATGGCGGAGGGGGTGGTGCAGGGGATGGCGGCGGCGCCCGCTTTCCATGTGGCGATGGGCGGGACGGGGGAACCGAAGCAGGTCGCTACCGATGTGGCGCTCTTCGGCCTCCTCGGAGGGTTGCACGGACTGGGGGCGAGGCATACAGCGGAGATCGCCAGGCCCACAGGCCCTTCACCGCAGCTCAGGGTAAACGAGACGCCCACCGAGGTGGGCAAGCCTGTGCCACTGGCAGCGGCGCCAGAGGCGGCTGCACCAACGCTGGTAACGGCGCCGCAGGAACCCCCACGAGCGATGATTCCGCCAGCACCCGAGCCAGCACCCGCGGTGCGGGTCGAGCGCCCCGCTGAGGTCCAGCCAGGCCCGGAGGCGGGGCGTGCGGAGCCGGCGGCACCGCCACTCACCCTGGCCGAGAATGCGGCCTCCATGCGGCAGGCGGCGCGGGATCTACGGGACCTGGCTCCGACCAGGAGCAACGGGGCAGCGTACATCAGGCGAGCGGAACAGATCGAGGCGGAGGCAGAGAAGTTGTCGGCCAGGGTGGTGGCGCCAGCAACACCCGTTGAGGTAGTCCAGCGTTCGGCTGAGGTACCGGAGGCGGCAGGGCCGGAGGTCGCGCCCCTCGAACAGCGATACACCGATCTGTCTCGCAGGTTGGCGTCCGCCGAAACTGAGCATGAGCAGCTGGTGGCGGAGATTGATCGGCTGGACGCGTCCGGGGCGAGCGAGCAGGAGGCGGCCGAGGCCATGAATCGGGCGGCGAGACAGTACACGGAAATCAACGCCCTGCGAGACGAGATGGACTCGGTGGCTCTCGAATTGGACCGGCAACATTATGCTGGGGAAGGAGTTGCTGCGGGGCAAAATGACCTCACTCTGCTGGAGAACCTCTCGAGGGTGGCCGACACGACGGGAGCTACCTCAAGTAAGTTTCAGCGGGCCTATCCGATGCGCAAGACGCAGAGGGGCCGATGGGTGAAATCGGACGGAGTTGTCAGCCTGATCGACACCACGCAGTGGCTGGAGGAGGTGCTACGCGACCAGGGGATCAGTGACCCGACGCCCGAGCAGATAGCGGGTGCCCGGGAACGAGTCGCCGACCTGGTGCGCCGATCGTCGCGACGGGCGACCACCTACCGGGTCGGGGATGGGGATAACGCCTTCCTGAAAGACTGGGGGGAGTTGGACCTCGGCATCACGCCTCAGGAGGCGCGAGCGGCGGAGCGGATGCTACGGGAGGAGCTGGGGCGAGGCAGGGGGTGGAATCTCCAGGAGCAGAGACAGGTCCCTGCGGTGGAAGCGGCGGCCCCGCCGCGGCCGGTGCCGACGCCGGTCTCGGAGTCACCCGTATTGGTACAACCTACACTGGCGCCTCGCACGCCGGAGCAGCAGGCAGCCGAGATGCGCCGGACGGCGGGGGAGCTGCGGGATAAGTCGGAATCGGTGGGGCGGGGATACAAGGCCAGTTACCTGAGGCGGGCAGAGCAGTTGGAGGCGGAGGCGGAGAAGTTGTCGCCCAGCCGGCCCGCCGGGTCGCGGGTGCAGCGAAACCGCGGGGCGCGGCAGGCGGCGGGAGGCGCAGAGGCGGCGGCTCCGACCGGTGACGTGGGGCCGGACGTGCGTCCCGCGCTTCAGCAGCGGCGCCGGTACGTCGAGGAGAACCTGCGGCGGGAGGGGATCGCACCGGGGACGCCGGAGGCGGGGAGGCGGGGAGAGGAGCTGACGCAGGCGCACCGGGAGGCGGTGAGGCGAGCGCTGGAGGCGGGGCAGATCACGCCGGAGGAGGCGGTCGACCGGGGACACTTCGTCACCCACCCCGAGCTGGCAGAGCAATACGGAATCGTGAGCAAAGAGCTGGGAGAGCGGATCGCGAGCCGGACGGAGCGGGAGCAGGCCGAGAGCGCCAGAAAAGAGCGGGTGCGGCAGGCCCATGAGTATTTCGCGAGCAAGCGGGGCCAGCGGGGACAGGCGAGTCTAGGCCCCGGCCGGCGGTTCCGCAACCCGTATGAGGGGCAAGCAGGCAGCCTGCAGGAGGACCTCGGGGCGGCCTGGGAGATCGGGCTGGATCACTTCCTGGAGGGAGTTCGCACCTTCGCGGACTGGTCCCGGCGGATGGTGGAGACCACTGGCGAGTGGGTGCGGGAACACCTGCCGCGGCTCTACCACGAGGTGGTGCAGGCCTGGCAACACGGCGAGGAGATCCCGGAGGAGGTGGTGCGTGATCGGGGGGCGGAGATTCTGCGGGGGCGACCGGCAGGGCAGGGGATCGAGCCGGGGGCGATTGTGCACTCAGCGGACCGGGGCAATTACGGCAAGGTAGTGTCGGTGCAAGGGGATCGGGCGACCGTGCATTTCGTCAGTCGGGAGGGGACGGAAGCGACGGTGCGCATCCCTCTGACCCAACTCACCAGCACGGAGGGAGTGGCACGGGAAGCCTTCGGGGCACTGCGGGAGGAACGGAATCTGGAGGCCTACGACCTGAGGCTGCAGGTGCCGGCTCCCACTGGTGATCCGGCAGTAAAGCAGATGGTGTCGGAGGTGCTGTCGCCGGAGCGAGCGCGGAAGTTGAGCGAGCCCACGGTGCAGGTACTGCGGTGGTACCAGAAGATATTCACCCGCGGCTGGGCGCATCAGGATATAGCGCTGGACACGGTCGGGGGGCGACTGAAGGCGATACTGACGGAGCAGGGCTACGATCAGGAGCTGCTGGGGCTTGCTCACGATCCGGCGGAGAGCATGGCGCGGGCGGCGACGGCGGCGGGGTGGAAGTTCAGGAACGCGGAAAGGGACGGCTGGTTCGACCCGGACGGGAACCAGGTGGCGTTGGGGATGGAGGAGATCGAGCACCTGGCGGCATTCGGGAGCCTGCCGGGGGAGGGCGTTCGGGGTTCGGCGGAGGGTGTAAAGCGGGCACTGCGGCCGCGGCAGGAGCAGGTGGAACGATTCTGGGTGTACGGCCTGGCGCGGCGGGCGAGAGAACTGCTCCAGAAGGCCCTGCCCATGCCAGAGACGTGGACCCCCAGTCTGGTCGAGCAGGTGATCGGAGAGTTGGACTCTCCCCAGTTTCAGAAGGCGCACGCGGAATTGCAGAACTGGATTCACCAGGGGCGGCTGACTCTCGAGGAGACGGGTTGGTACGGCCCGGGGTGGGCGGACCGGATGCAGCAGGAGCATCCGAACTACCTGCCGTTCGTGCGAGAGACGCTGGAGGCGACCCAATCGAAGGGGGTGTCACTGCGGGGCGATACCGCGGTGCCGGCGCTGGTGCGCTCAATCAAGGGCGGCCGAATGCTGGTGCGGGACCCTCGCTCACAGCTGCTGTCGCAGACGAGGGCGATGCTGGAGGTGACGCAACACTGGCGGAGCCGGACGCAGCTGCGGGACTGGGTGACGGCGGCTCGGGGTGGCGCTTCTGCCGAGGAGGGGGCAATGCTGGACCAGTTGGCGCGCAAGCTCGCACCCGAGGAGTTGCCGGACACGATGACACCGGAGCAGGCGGGCCGGTTGGCGACCGACCTGATGCAGTCGCTGACGAACGTGGACGGCAGCAGCCAGCCGATGACGCAGGCGACGGTGAAGGCGGCGCTGACTGGCACGGCACTGTGGAGGGACCCGGCTAACAAGCTGCCGAACAACACCCTGCCGGTGATGGGGGGGGGCGGGAAAATCGAGTTCTGGCAGGTGCACCCCGACCTGTACGAGGTGTACGCGCTGCGGGACAGCAGCCTGGCGTCGTTCACGGGGAAGGTGCTGGGGGCGCTCTTCGGTCCGGTGAAACGGCTCAAGCAGGCCACCACCACTACCTACGCGCCCTTCTGGATCCTGCGCAACATTTTGAGGGACATCCCCGACGCGATCATGCAGAGCCCGAGGCGGTTCCCCTCGCGGGCAGAGATTAGGGAACAAGGCCTGTTCAGTCCGGAGATCGTGAAGCGGTTCGCGGCAGCAGCGACTCCGATCGTGGGCGATCTCTGGCCGGCGCTGAGGGATGTGTGGGCGAAGGGCGCGGAGTATCGGGCGCTGGGGCGGGCGGGGGCGTTTCAGGAGATGGGCGGCGGCTATCGGATGGAGCCGGGCATCCCGGGGGAGGGATACGACACGGGATTGGGGCGAAGGGCGGGGGCGGCCGTTTACCGGGGGCTGCAGCGGCTCGGGCCTGCCGGCGACGTGGCGGAAACGGCTGGGCGCACGCTCGCCTACTTCGGATCTATGCCTTTCAATGCGGTGGCGAAGCTGGGCGAGATCTCCGAGCAGATGAGCCGGATGGCGGGGGGCCGGCAGGCGGTGCGGGATGCGCTGGGGCGAGGGGCCTCGCAGGAGAACGCCACCGCGGCGGGGGCGGCGGCGGCGAGGCAGGTGACACTGCCATTCGAGCGGGGCGGCCAGTGGGGGAAGGCGTTGAATCGGGGGAAGGCGTTTCTGTCGGCCGGCTTCCAGGGGCTGTACACACCCTTGCGGATCATGAAAGCGCAACCGGTGGAGACGTTGATTCGGGGGATCACCTGGGTCACCGTGCCCACCATGCTCGCCTACGCCCTGAACCACGACAACCCGGACTGGAAACGGTTGTCCCCGTTCAGGAAGTACGGCACCCTGAGTTGGCCCATCGGCAAAGACCAGAAGGGGGAGACGTGCTGGTTCTGGCATCCGTTGCCGTGGGTGTGGGGATGGCTCTTCGGATCGACTGCGGTGATGGCGATGGAGAGGTGGGCGGCACACGACCCGCAGGCGGTGAAGGATTGGGCGGAGCAGGGGGTGAGCGCGCTCTCTCCCGCGGGGCAAGGGGCGGACTTCGGGAGTGCCAGGACGGGGGCGGAATTGCTGAAGCAGGTTGGCCTCGGGGCGGGAATGGGGCTGGCCCCCGACCTGGCCGAGACGGTCGGTGGTCTGCTGGCGAACCGGAACTGGACCGGCCGGGATATCGTCCCGAAGTGGGACCTCCAGAAACACCCGAGCGTGCAGGTAAAGGATTACACGTCGGAGCTGGCGCGGCTGGCGGGGAGGGGAGGGGCATCTCCGCTGGAGGTGGATTACCTGCTGGATGAGACGTTCGCTAGCCTTGGGAGAGATATCCGGGCGGCGGTAGACCGGGTGGTGGCGGAGACGGGTCACGGCACGAAGCCGGTGGGGGTCTCTGACCAGCCGATATTCCTGCGGTCAGTGGTGGGAAAGGCGAGCCAGGGCGCGAGCGATGATTGGCGGGCGGACTTCGAGAACGAACTCACGCGGCTGAAGGCGACGGAGAGTATCGCGAAGGCAAAAGAGGAGGCGGGGCAGGACCTCACTCCCCAGGAGGAAACCGCCCTCGATCGCCTGAGCGAAGCCGGTCAGGTGGACAACGAACTGCGCGATCTCTCGAAACAGCGGCGGGAGATTACCCGGGATGCGGCGGCCACTCCGGAACGCAAGCAGCGAGAACTGGACGTCCTGACCGCGGAAGAGACCGAGCTGCTGGCGGAATACCTGGGGCGGCCGGTGCCGGAGTGGGCGGCGCGGCTGAGCGCGGCGCCTTAGGGGTCGATCCAACGGGCCGGAGTCTCGGCGGGATCGAATAGCTGCACGCGACCAGTGAATCTGTTCTCTCTCATCGTGTAGCCCTCGCTCTCGGAGTAGCGCCAGGGTGTGGGCCAGACCCAGTAGGCGAAGGCGAGCAGGAACAGGGCCAGCAATAGCTTCGAGTACCAGCGCCAGGATCGCATGTCAGCTATCCCCCTTGCGATGAAACGTCGCAGTTACCCGACTCCAGAAGGGCGCAGGCCGCATTGCGTAGACCGCAACCACCATCCCCAGGAGCATGACGAACGTCGCCTCGGTGGTGATCGCCATGCGCCCGGGATCGCCGGACAAACACGGAGCGAAGGCTAGGGTGTTCGTCGCCGTCGTGTAGGCGTGGAAGGCCCAAGGGAGAAGCAACCCCCACCGCAGCCGCCGATGAGCACACGCCCAGGCCAAGAAGGGCGGGAGCACCAGGAGCAACGCGGGGATGAAAACGGTGGACCGGGCCGCCTGCACAACGAGCGCCGCCGCCCGCCAGGGGAATAGCCACGCAACGCCCATCCGGGCCAGGTTGGGATTGTCCGCATACCAGCCCAGGGCGGTATCCCGCTCCTGCTTCACGAAGGATTGCCAGGCCACACGCAGCAACTCTCCGGGCTCCGCCAGGACACCTCGGGCGTAACTCCGGGGTACGAACGTATTGAGCCAGGCCCACTCCCGGCTGTCCACCAGCGCTTTGAGGGTATGGTGTTTGACCCACTCCTCGCGCACCGGATCACCCTGCGGCAAGGAGACGACCATGTGCGGGCTTTCCGCCAACACCCGAATCAGGTTGATGCCAGTGTTGCCAGTCGGGGAGCCCGTGTACCGCTGGGAGTAGGCGACCTTCACCGCGAGGAGGCCGCACAGCGGGAATAGAACGGCCGCGGCCGTCAGCAGCAGGGACGTCCGCCGGACCGTCGCCCGGATGAGCGCCGCTAGTGTGATCAGGACAAACAGGCCGGTGTAACCAGATCGCAGCAGGACGAGTGCGAAGAGGGCAACACAGGACAGCAACAGGAACCCCCGCCGGCCTTCACAGGCCCCGCGATAGGTGGACCAAGTGACAAAGCAGATCAGAGAGACGGCCAGGGATTCGGTGAGCACGAGGTAGCCGTACAGTATGACCCGCAGGTCGAGCGCGAGCAACACCGTCACCGCGGCAGCCGCCCACATTGAACGAGTAGCTCGCCGAACCAGATCGCCCGCCAGAAACGCCGCGGCCGCCCACGCCGCGACCTGAATCCATGGCAGGGCCGTCAACCCGACGATCGAGATCAACATGGGATAGAGGGGTTGGTAGTAGGTCAGAGGATTGGGCCATCGCCAGATGATGCTGGCGAAGTGCAGGTATCCGGCCGCGTCCATCCGACTCGCCGCCCACAGGCGCAGCACCAGGCCGGGCGCGAGGGCAGCTACCATGGCCCCGGCGCCCGCCAGCAGAAATCCCTGCGAGGATGGGCCAGGAGCGATTGGACTAGCAGACGGGTGATGGCTCGGGATTAGTCCATTGCGCCCGGCCAGCGCCACGCACGGCAGCGACAGGCGGTCTGTGGTTGGGCAGGGCGGCGGGGGGCGCCCTGCAGGGGAGGCAAAGGTACGATAACAATGATTATGTGACATTTCCCTGCACCAGTTCCGGGTCCGGGCGTGGGGATGGCGGGGAGAAGGCGCGGGCGGCGATCTCGACCGCCTCCCGCTTGCTCTCCATGCGGGAATGGAGGTAGCGGGCGGTGGTCTGCAGGGAGGAGTGGCCGAGCAGCTCCTGCACGGTGCGCACATCTACCCCCTCCCGCACGAGCCGAGTGGCGAAGGTGTGGCGCAGGTGGTGGGGAGTGATGCGCTCGTGGATCCCCGCCCGCTCCCTCACCCGCTCGAGCATACGGCCGATGAGATGGCCGGTCAGGGGGCGGTGGTGGCAGTTGGTCAGGAGAGTGTCCACGCCCTCGGGGGCGATCCGGCAGGGAAGGTAAAGCGCGATGGCGGTTACGCCGGCGGCGCAAAGGGGCACCAGGCGTTCGGTGCCGCCCTTACCCCGGACGAGCAGCGTCTCGGTGAGCAGGTCCACGTCTCTCAGCCGGACCGCGGCCAATTCCGCGCGACGCAGGCCGGTGGAGAGCAGCAGCACCAGGGCGCAATGTTCCCATGGATGCCCGGATGCAGCAACCGCGACCAGGATGCGAGACTGCTCATCGGAGAGAGTCGGCGGGAGGCGCTGGACCACGCGGGGCAAGGGGATGCGCCGGGTGGGATTATGAGCGACGGCCCCCATGTCCTGGAGGTAGGTGTAGAACGAAGCGACAGCGGCGAGCTTGCGGCGAATGGTGGAGCTGGCGAGAGACTGGAGGCTGACCGCCCACGCGAGCACCAGCTCGCGGGTGACCGCGGCGGGTGGGGGTACGCCGATGGGCCCACCCAGGAACTCGATCAGCTCCTGTAGGTCGGCGCGGTAGGCATGGATGGTGTGCGGACTGGCGGCGCGGTAGGACTCCAGATAGCAGAGGAAAACGCGGACGGCGGCGGGGAACGGGGTGGCGGCGGTGATGGGATCCACTCGGCCCCTCCTGGAAGCGAGTGGCGCGGTCCCCGCGCGCCCGGAGGTGATATTCCACAGTTCCCGCGTCACCATTGGAAGACCCTCTGTCGCGCATTATACCACAGGTTCGACGGCGTTGTGCGGGGTAAGCGAAAAAAAGCTGTTGACACTTCAGTACAGCTATGGTATATAACCGTGGGAGCGGGATAGTGGGGGAGAAGGGATGGGATATGAGGAATGGAGGAACAAAGATTCGGGGGGCGGATGTGCTCATCGCGCGTCGGCGAGCGCGGGTGAAGCAGCGCGAACTCGCCACGCGAATGGGCACGAGGGAACCAATGCTGGTAGAAATCGAGAACGAGCGGGTGGAGCTCTCTCAGGCTGAGTACCAGCGGATGCTGGCCATGATCGAGGAGATAAAGGGCGGGCAGGGGCAGGACCCGCAGACGTAGTCATCCCAATGCGGCAGGAGAAGATCGAGCGCGACGCCGCGGCTGGCGGCTGCAAGGTCCGATAATGTATCTAATAGTCCCTCTTTGATGGCTGGCGGGCAGCCATCATCTGCGTGAAGGAGCCGTAACGCCGGGCCGGAGCATACCCCCTCATGCCGAGGCCCGGCCTGCGGCGCAAAGGAGAGTAACGTGGACAGAAGTACTCTGCCTGATCTACAAGAGCAACGCGACGGCGCGATAGCCCTCAACCTGCCGGAGGTGCCGAAATGTCAGAGCCACGGGAGTAAGCCAACAGTAGTGTGTTTGTGCGGATCAACGCGATTCATGCAGGCATTCTTCGATGCCGGATGGGCTGAGACGTTGGCCGGGAAGATCGTGCTCTCGATAGGTGCCTGCAAACACGCCGCAGATCACGGCGGGGAGGCTCTCGGCCCCGAGGTGGTGGCGCTCCTCGACGAACTCCATCTCCGCAAGATCGACCTTGCGGATGAGATCCTCATCCTGAACGTCGGCGGGTACATCGGTGAATCGACCGGACGCGAACTGGCGTATGCCCGTGCCCAGAACAAGCCCATTCGATTCCTGGAGGAGACCCCATGCCTGAGCCGAGAGAGCCAGCGCGAAGATACGGCGGCC